TTCCACTATATATATCTATATGATAAATATGAGGTTTTATAACTAATTTTGGACATCTTTTTGGTTCTTTTGCTTTCTTTTTACAAGATACTTTTTGATATTTTTTCATATTTTATGTAATTATTTCCCATTCAAGACATTCTTTTAAGTCTTCTACAAATACTGGAGTTATTCTTCCTTCACTATCTCCGTCTATATGCAGCCATACTCCTTTTTGCCATTGAGATCTCCAGGTTCCTATTATTCCATCTGGAGTCTTTACCTTTATCTCTTTTAAGTTAGTGTTAGGTGATAAATCTTTTATTTTCATATTTGCCAATTTATTTCAGTTAATCCTTGTAAGGCTAATATTCTATTAGTTTGACTAAAGTGTTTACATCCAAAGAATCCATGTGTAGCTGAATATGGACTTGGATGAGATGCTTTTAGAATATAATGTTTTCTTTTATTTATTAATTTTTCTTTTTCTTGAGCATCTTTACCCCATAATAAGAATACTAATCCATATTTCCATTGAGATAGTTGACTAATAGTATAATTAGTTAAAGTTTGCCATCCTATTTTAGAATGAGATTTAGATTGTCCTTTTCTAACTGTTAGGATAGAATTCAATAGTAATACTCCTTGATTACTCCATGATTGTAAACATCCATGTTCTGGAATATCTATTCCAATATCAGAATCTAATTCTTGGAATATATTATGAAGTGATGGTGGTATTTCAATGTTTTCTGGTACACTAAAAGCTAATCCATGAGCTTGTCCTTCATTAATGTAACAGTCTTGTCCAACTATAACTACTTTAACTTTTTCAAATGAAGTACTATTATAAGCATTAAAGATATCTGATATTTTAGGATAAATAGTATGAGTTTTAAGTTCTTCTTTTAACTTAATCATAGTTTGTTTAAAATACTCTGAATTAAAGTATAGTTTTAATATATCATACCAAGTATATTCTATTTGTAAAATATCAACTTGTTTCATATAGTAATTCTTTTAACCTTTTCCAATAATAGTCTGAATTTAAATAATCTTTAGATAAATTTAATTCATCTATTCTAAGTTTATCTTCTACTATTCTACAACGCATTCCAGATGCTAATGCACAATTGTTTGTATTATTATATGTACATTGTTCACATTCATCAAATTTACTCATTTTTATTTAATATTAAATTGTGATATTAATCTTAATAAATTATTATAAGACCTGATATACGGATCTCTTAAAAATGGTGAAACTGTATGCGAATTACTTTTTTTAGGTTTAGGATTATAACTTTCTATAATTTTCTTTTGAATAATTTTTACATTCCGTGATACTAATCCAATATTATCATAATTTAGTAGATCTTGTACTTCTTTATAAAGTAATCCTTTTTCAGTAACTAGAAAATATGATATAAATTGTCTAGTCATTACGTGGAGTGTTTCTTTTGACATTTTATTAGAAGGATTATTATTTAATTCTTCTAATGATTCAAATCCAAAATATAAACATATTATATTACATATATCAATTTTAGATAGTTTATGTTTTTCTATTACTTTAGATTGTTTGGTTTCTGTATCTATTTCTATTAGTAATAAACTCATAATTATTTAATTTTAATTAAAAAGCCCCTTTTGGTTATAGGGGCTTAATTTTGTTAATTTTCTACTGATTTTATAAACTCGTTCATTTCTGGAGTTATTTCAATAGAGATATTTACTTCTTTGTTAAATTTTGCTATTTTATCTTTAATTTCTTGAATATCCTTTTCAATTCTTTCTGTTCGTTTTAAGATATCCTTAAGTTTAATAAAAGATAATACTTTTACTTTTTCTTCTGATTCTTCTTTTTTCTTTGTATCAGCTTTCTTAATTTTTAGAAGATGAAACTTCTCTTGTTCAAGTTGAGATAATTTCTTGATATACCAAGCATTTTCGTGACTATCACCTTTTAATTTCTTAAGATTAGCTGTTTGAATAGCAATATAAAGTCTTAATATTAAATCAGATTTTAATTCTTTTTTATTTTCAATTTCTTCAATATCAATCTCTCGTTCTTCGTTTGATCTTATTGTATTTTGTTCTTCAATTAGAATATTATCTTTATCTATACTAATTGATCCAGCTTTCTCATCTAAATTCTTTTTAAGTAATGCTGCTTTAGTTAAATTAAGTATTTTTTTCATTCTTTGATTAATTTGTTAAACTAATCTGGCCTATATATTGATCTACATAAAATGATAATCCTCAGACTTAGAATATCTCTAGATTGCAAATGAGAAATTATTTTTACTCTAATTGTCTATTATCTAGGATCTAATCTGAGGATTATATATTTTTAAATTAAACTTATAAATTTTCTTATATCTTTAACAGTTATTACAGAATCTTTATTTATATCTAATCCAGGATTCTGATTAAATATTTTACCATTCTTATGACCTATTACATAATTATCAGATTTTCCGATTGCAGCTGGTCTAAAAATAGCTAAGTATAAATCTGAAGAACTTTTAATACTGTATATTTTTTTAATTTCTTCTAGATATTTTTCAACATAGACTAACTGTTGAAGTACATTCATCTTTTTTAATTCTGATGTATCTGTACCTAAAAAATTAGCTGTTGTAGGTAGAAATCCAATCAATCCTGTTGCTCCAGATCCTTTATATACTAATTTTTTATTCTTGTATTTGTCTCTGTTAACAGCTGAAGGATTTCCTCCACTTTCTATACTAAAGATTTTATATAACCATTTTGTTTTTATTTCTTGTCTCTCACAGATTTCTCTGATTTTTGTTTGTTCTTCTTTGGTAAATTTATTAATCATTTTAAGTGATTTTAGAGTGATTGAATCTTCATAGATTTTCTTCTCTTCAATCATTTGATACTTTCTAAGAGATTCTATTTTAACTTGTTCTTTTGCTACTTTTTGTTGGTATTCAATTGGAAAACTTGGTGCAAAAACATTGTTAAATAGAGATAACAAGAACACTATTAAATAGTTTTTCATGTTAAGAAATTTCGTTAATACTATGGATTTGTTATTCTAAATCCGATTGTAGTTTACGTAATTCCCTTTGATTGGTTACTTTTTGACTTATAAACTAACTTTACCGCTTCTGTTTCTATGTTTTGATTATAGCTTTATTAGTATCTTTTTGATTTGATACTATTACGAAGACACCATCGTGAAGGTAGCAGTATTGTCTTCAGACCGAGACTAATAATCTCAGTCTAATTCGTGATTGGCTAACACAACAATATCCCTATTATTGATGTATCAGGTATTTAGCTCTTTCAAATTTGTCAATAATTGACTCTTTTAATAGAGTTTCATATAAATTTTGTATTATTCTAATTTTTTTAGAATTAATATGATAAATTGGTCTTTTCTTGATTTGTTTCTCTTGAGTTATTATTGAACCAATTGTTTCATATTCGGTAGCTACAGGTAGTAATAGTTTAGCATTCTCAACTAATATTGTAAGTCTTGAATCTTTTTTTACCTTTAAAAATTCTGAGTATAGATAATCAATTACATTTTTTATTTTGTAATGAATTATATACTCAAGATATTGGTTATAGACTGGAGTATACTCTTTATCTCCTTGTCTAAAATTTGATAATCTTTCAGGTATTTCAGTAATAGATAGTTCACTTATATGTATAGATTTATAAGTAAAGAACCAATACTTTCTAAATATTATTACTCCATTATTTTTTACAAAGATATATTTGTACTCTGGAAATAGTGTTTTTAGTATTTCTTTAAGTTTTTTTCTTCGTAATTTGTTAATTTTAAATATAGAATTCATTTATTCATTCTTTTGACTTTTTAATTGTTTGAAAAATTTGTTTTATTCAACAATCCTTCGTCTTTGTTGAATGAAATAGGATTAAATTAATAAATTAATAAGTTCTTTCATTGTTAAGAACTCGTTATTAAATATATATGAAAGAATATAGTATGATACTATATAAGATATAGCTAAGGATATAAATACAAAAAATCCTTTTGTTAATACTAATCTCCAATCGTCAGTACTTTTCTTCATTCGTTTTATTACCAAAAATACGGATAATCCCATACATAGTATGCTTAGAACTTTAATTAAAGTATCGTTTCTTATTCTTTTAACTATAAACTTCTCATTTCCAAGTCCATACTTTTGAAGTATTATTTCTTGTGTTGTTGGAAGATATTCTTTTTCTACTATTGGTTCTTTTTCTAAACTCTTTAATACAATAAGTTTATGTTTATTAACTTCAATAGTAGATTCAAGAGCTTCCATAAATTTTGCATTTGTTTCTAATTTATATGGTCCAATATTTTTAGCAGTTACATTAATATTAACTGATTTAGTAGAATCAGTAACTTGATATTTAGTTCTACTATTATTAGGATACATAAAAGACGATAAAATAAATGCAAAAATAATTGTTGCAATTGAATATATGATTTTTTTCATTATATATTAATAGATAATTTGATTTATATTAATATTGTTCTTTATCAAGTACTCTTTTTATATAAGAAACTGCTGCATCTGAAGTTTTTGCAATTTCTCTAGCTAATGAGAGTTCGATTTCACTAAGTCTTTTCCATTCTTTAATAGCTTCATTTCTATCATAGAAGTATTTAGAAGAATTTCCTTCTAAGTTAGCTAATGGTATATCAAAACCTGATGTTCCATTAATATGTACATACCCTGGTTTTGATCTTGCATCAATTTCTAAAACTTGGATATCTTCCATAGTATATCCTGTTAAAGATTCTACTGCAATAAGTTCTTTACGTTCTTTACGTTTTAAAGAATCTTCTTTATCTTTAACTAAATAGACACCTATTCGATATACCATACCTCCATTGCGACCGAGTTGGGTATAAAATTTAGCAAGATCATCTTTTTCTCTTGCCATACTAGGTTTTTTTTCTTCATTTAAAAGACATTCTTTTTTTGAATTATCTTTATTATACTCATCTCCTATTAATAAGAGATCATCTTTTTCTTTTTCTGACATTTTATTTTGATTTTTGATTAATTAATATTCTATTTATTATTGAATACCAGATCATTTTAAGTGTTATAATAATCCACTTTTTAAATCCATTTTTAGTCTTTTCTTTCTGATCACCAATACTAAACTTCTTTGACTGAAGATTTAAATTTTTGATTAATTTTGGATTAGTTACTACGATATAAGGAAATATAGCAGTATCACGTTCTTTTTCATAGTCTGTATAGTCACTAGGTATTTGTAACCATACATTTGTAAATGGAGATCTAGCATTTCCCCATTCTCCTTTTTTACAACTTTTTTTATCTGTTGTCCAGTATTTTTTAAAAGGTTTCCAGAAAACAATTTCTTTATTATCTATTTCTGTTATAGGATACTCTTTTGAAGATACAGAGTACACTAATTTAATTCCACCTATTTCTAAGTCTGTTACTGGTACTCCTAATACAATACTAGGAGATCTTACAGATTGTAGTGTGTATTTTGTCATTTTACTATGTTTTTGAGTTTTTGAATATTTAAATCCAATTATATTTTTTAGCTTTTTATTATATTTTAATGGCCATAATATATTGTATTTTATTGGATTAAATATAGTTTTGTAATATAATCTGCAAATTAATGGATATTTCTGTAATATATAAAATATTTTTGAGTGTGTTAATATATTATATATTTCTCTATCTATAATTTTTTTAATTGGTCTTATACAGAATATATTTAATAATTTATTTATTATTTTTTTTATCATAAAAAGTAAGTAGTAAAATACCACATTGTTATAAGTCAAATTCACTTCAGTTCGAAAACACTAAATTTACGATTTAGTTATGATTCATTATTTAACTTATTACTTATATAGTTTAGTAAAGTATAGACTTTATTAAAATCTGATATATTTGTGAGATATACTCTACTACTTACTATAATGTGATAGTTTATATTCTTTATAGAATGTTTATTGTATTTTAGTGTATATTTTGTTATTATTAGACCATTAGTGTTTTTCAACCTAATCCCTTTCTAATAACTACATACATACTTATACATTTATATGCAAAATTACTCTCAAATGAATTTTTATTCAGTCTATGGTATTAGACTAACAGAGCTTATATGATGCGTAAGACTCACGCCCATTATAATTAGAATTAATTTTACTTTTCCAGAGTAAAACCTATTGTATATTAAATGTACCACGACCATATTTCAATTTGAAATCCAGTATGGCTTACTTTCGCCGTTTATGTCATTTTGGTTCTCTTACGACTTTTACGCCCAGGTAAGATATAATATTTAAATAATAGAATCTAATATCTAACGTCAGTATGTAAAAATAATTATTTAAAAAGATTCAGATGTTCCTTCTGGGAATCAACTTATTATACAAGTTTCATTCAATTTGGACTTGAGGACTTTGTATAACTCTTACATCATTTCATTATTATGTTAGTTGGACTTAGCACAATGTCAGCTAGTTTTTTCCATAATAACTTTCTATCAACCTTATCTTATTGGATTGTATGTACTTATAATATCGAATTCTTTCAGGTTCCCTAAGTTTTTATACAAAAGGATTACTGTTCTTAATAATGTTAACCTAAAGGTATAGTGTCAATCGCAGATCACCTAATTATAAATCATAGCTTATAAGATTAAGTAGATGGGCTAATATTATTTAGGAATTAGTCAATCCTCACTACTTGTTTCTTAAATAATAGCGAGACAAGCTATATCTAAAATTTATATTTATCTAAATGTGTCGATAAATACTTTAGAGGTATGTTTTACTCTAAATAGTAGTCCGATAAGGCCTTTTCCATCACTCCTCTCTATCGGTTTTCTTCGACAACCTTAGTAAAGTACAATTTCGGGAATTTCACCCTATCGTTGTCATAATGTTATATATAGAAGATAATTTTAAAATATAAAATAGATAAACTTGGAGCTATAAAGTTAAACTTTATAAGAGATCTTCCGGATCTCAAATAATATTAGATACCTAATCTAGTTTTATAATCACCTGTGATCAACTATATTGATTAGAGTGAAGAATATTAATACTCCAAGCCTATTTTATATTTTACTTGTACCGTTTAGATCTTTTATAGGTACTAGTTTTGAATTATAAATATTATAAATAATAATACCCCAAATTTGTATAATCAAAGTATTACTATAGTATTATATAGCTACTAATTATTTATAACATCGTTCTATAATACTTTACCGTCCAATTTAAAATTTTTGAATTCTTTCGTAACTATCCCTTGGAAATTCTGATTTCCAAATTATTACTTTTGAGATAGGTATAGATAATTTTTTGATAAAATTGTTGATAATATCTAGTACTTCTCTACTATCTGTTAATTCTGCATTTTCAACTTGGTCATAATCTATATTTATTAACAGATATGGATTTTCATTTGGAATTAAAGATTTATATAGTACACATTCTGAAATAAAAGGAATATGTCTTAATACTTCTTCTATTCTTTTAGATTGTGTATTATAATCAGATGTTCTGCATATAAAGTATATATTTCCATCTTTATCTTTTATTCCTAAATCGTCTAATGAAATATCTAATGGAGTATTAAATTTTATAAGTATTCTATGTAGAATTATAATATTATCAATTACTGTAACATTTCCAGTAATTGATTTTCCAACTGATTCTAATTTAAAATTAGATGGATCAGAATAAGTTGCTATTCCACAAGTTTCTACTGTTCCGTAAGTTACAGTATATGGAAAATTTATTTTCTTTAAAAGTTTTTCCATATACAATCCTATAGAAGAATTAAGAATTATTAATTTCTCTATATTAGGAAATAGTATAGATAATCTCTCTTTTATAATAAGATTATTTATAGATGGAATATTCTTCTGTGTAAATGGAAAATAGTATAGAAATTTCCATAATGATCTTAAATATTCTTTAGTTTTAAATGGTTCAGATTTTACAAAGTTAAAGTACAATTGAAGAAATCTATATGCATTTAATATTATAACTGGTGGTTTATACTTTTCAATATTATATTGTATATTGTAATGTGATATAATACTTGAATTAATTATAATTCTTGTATTACTAATTAATGGTAGTAATAATCCAATTACATAATTATATGTGAAAGTTGGATAAGAAAGATATTCAGTTTTTGATTCGAATATTTCTTTGTTTTTTAATTCCTTTAATAAGATAAGTATTTCACTGAATGAAATTTTAATCTTTTTTAAATCATTAGGGGAATATATTATTATATCAGGTCCTATTCTCTTCATTTGGAAGTTTTTAATAATCATTCTGTATATTTGTCGAATACTTATTTTATCTTTTACTTCTTTAGGAATTAGAGTTTGTTCTGTATTATAAGATCTAAGGTATTTAGTAGGTATAACAATACCTCTAAATTTTAAAGATTTTATTTCTTCATCTTTTAAATCTGTTATTAAAATATTACAATTACTAACAGATAAAATATGTGATATTCTTGAATGTGATTGTAATGAAGGTATAAGAATTATAGTACTATTATTAAATATACTACCTAAAAATGCTATTATCCATTCTATAGAATTACTAGCACATATTGCTATATTGTTTTTTTCGAAGTTAGTATTAGTATAGTTATCATAGTTATTTAATTCTATTGATAACATAGTAGCACTTTTTATTAAATCATTATATTTAATTGATTTTTCTTCTTGAACTACTGCTATATCATTCCAGAAATTTCTGATATTTATTATTAGATATTTTACTAGTTTTTCCATTATAGTCTTGATTTTTCAAATTCTTTGATTATTTGAATGTTTTTTCGAATTTCAGAATCTACACATCCAAGTTGTCTTGTAACTTTAAATGTTTCACAAGATTCTGATATTGTTATAGTATATTCCTTTAAATGGTCGTTTTTTTCTTCAATATTTTCTATAACTAAAGACATTGTTGATTTTTTGTCTTCTGTATTATTGATTAAAAATATTGAATTAGGATGAGATTCTATGAAGATTATTATTTCTTCTTTACACTCGTTAAGACGAGCATATTTACATGCTGTTCCAATAGTTTCTCCTTGTATAAACTTTTCAAGTTCTATATCGAAGAAATATTCTAATAATTTTAAACTATCTTTTGATATATATTTCATATTTTTATTTGTATTTTTGTTGATATTGAACAAGTTTTATATCTCGGACAGATATCACTATTCAAATATCTATTAATATCTATGTAATTTCCAAATACATCTTTTTGATTTAAAAGTATTGGACTTACGTTACTTTCTAAGTACAAAGACCCTTCTTTAATATTATATACTTTATCTTGATAATCTGATAAAAATAGTATATAATATATTGGATTTCCTACGTATTTTCCAAGGAGATTTCTATATCTTTCAAGTTCAAGTCGAATAAACCCTTGCTGCATTTCTCTTTGTGAAAGTGCCCATTGGTTCCATTCAATATATCCAAAATTATGATCTTGAAATAAAGGAAGTAAAAGATTTTTTATTTGATTATTTACTTCTCTTTGTCTACTTTCGATTTCTTCTATCATTGAATAATAAAATTCTCTTGTAGTTAATCTTATATCTGTTCTTGAAGATATTTCTTTAGATTTAATTAAATATCTTTTGTTTAATTTTAGTGATAGAATTATTTTTGATAATTGAATTATTCTTGATATCACTGTAATTTCTTTTTTTTCCATAGTCGTAGTATTTTAAAGTTAATAAAAAGATAGAGAATTACTTATATTCAATTATATTGATATGTTCATTCTCTATCAAAATTAAATCACTATAAGACTTAATTTATTTTTTATTCTTCTCTTTAGCTTTAGCATCAGCTAATTTCTTAGCTTCAAATTTTGCATCTGCTTTAGCTTTAATATCTGCTAAGTAAGCTTTTGTTTCTTCTAATTCTTTAAGCTTGTCACTTTTCTTAATAGTTGATATGACAAAGTTTAACATTTCAGCTCTTCCTCCAGCACTATTTGGACATTTATGCCATTTTTTGTTTAATGGTAAATAATGACTTGCAAATTCATTTACTCTTTCTGGAAAAGTTTTATAATCCTTTTCAAGAAGAAAATCTTCTATAATAGCCTTTATTCGATTAGTATCCTTTTCTTTAGCTACTATATTATATTTTTTTTGAATATCAGTCAATTCTTCTTTTTCCTTGGTGCCATTTTCTTGAGATGTTACAGTTGTAACAGTCTCTGAAGGAGTAATAGTATGTTGACCATTTTGGGTCTCCTTTGTAACAGATATGGGTTGGTTTGTGATAACACTTTTCTCTTCCCCCAGTTTAGAGTCTCCTTCTTTATTCTCTATAGTTTTCACAACATCCTCTGTAACCACATCCTTTACATCCTCTTTCTTTATAGAAGAGGTAGTAGGTACAGAATCTTCCCCCGTTACACCAGTAGCCTTTCCATTATCAACAATCTTTACATCTTTTACTACTTCCGCAGTTTTGTTTTCCGTTGTAAGAACGATATTCTGTCCAGTTTTTTCTACAGAAGTAACTTTTGACTCCCCCGATTTACCATCTTTTGTATCTATTTTTGTATTCGCAGATGGTACAGTAGGAGTAACTGTTGATATAGTATCCCCAGCAGGTTTGTTTTGTACATTGTTCTGCCCAGCATTCTTCCCAGTAGCAGTTTGTTGTGTTGCAGTTTGAGATGCAGGGCCTTTGTCTTCCCCCGGTTTATCGGTATTTGCATTCTTTTTTGAAAAAGAAGAGGTCTTTACATTCTGTACATTTGAAGATACAACAGCTGAAGAGTTTGTATTCTGGGTTTGCTTTGTAGATTGCTTCCCATTTTTCTCTTCCCCCAATTTACCACCTTTCTTCTCTGATGAGTCTTCTGCCTTTGGTGTACCAGAGGACTCTTTTACGTTTGGGCTTTTTACAACTTTATCTTCTTTTTCAAATTCTTTTTTGTAATTATCTCGGACCTCAATAAACCAGTTAACAACTTTTTCTCTATTCCAATCTTTACTTTCTGTAATTTTGTTAACAAATTGGGTAGCTAAGAAAGACGCAATCATGTATTTTGTCCTAAATTTTCCAGATGTAGATTTGATATCTTTTTCTTTATTGGATAATATCATTATAATTACATCTTTAAAATCTTTTAAAGTCGTACAAATACATGCAGTTTCCCATATTTCTGGATATTCTTTTTGAATATCTACTGATTCGTTTAATGGTGGAATAGAAGAAGTGTTATTAGATTTATCTTCTTTTGTTTTTGATTCTTCTTTTTGTTGAAGTTCAATTGCTTTGTTTTCAGCCTCTTCGACTATTTTTTCTTTATCTGTAGAAGAAGCAGTTTCAGTTAATTCAGGTTTTGAACCTCCTAAAGTATTTTTGTACTCTTCTTTAATTAAATTCCAAATTACAGATGTTTTTTCTTTATCGTCTTTTGATGGATAATCAGTAACTAATTTTATTCCATCTTCAAAACATTTATGTGCAGTTAAAAATCTATCACCTTTAAAATTTTTATCTTTAAGAATTTCAAGACATTTTTTTCTAAGTTCTGCAAGATTACAGGTTTTAGACTCTTCAATTATTACAGCATCTTCAATCTTTCCAGTAATAATGAATTTTCTATTAATTTCGGTAAGAAGTTTAGCATCGGTATTATTAACTGCTTCATAAACTAGATCTTCTGGTTTAGATTTAACTTCTTTGGCAATTGTAAGTATTACATCATCTTCAACTGATGTATCAATACTATTAAATTTATTTAATTCAATTTGAGTCTTGAATGAAATAAACTTATTCTTTTTGATATCTGTAATTGCCATATTAACAATGCTACTTTTTGATTTTATCAATTCTTTAGCATCTTTAAGAAATTCAATCCATTTAACTAGAGTTAACTTTTCTAATCCTTTATTTTCACTTAACTTAACTCCATAATAAAGCGGAAGAACTTCAAATATGAATCTTTCTTCTACTTTTTCTCTACTCATTAGATTGAACTTTTCAAATAAATCTATAGAAAGATTTAGTGCATCTTCATGTCTATTTTCATCTACAAGTAATTTAGCAATTTCATCAATTTTAGTTTCAGTATCAGCAAGTGGTATAAGAATTTGTAATTTCTTAGATATTTTTGTTGGAGTTCCAAAAATTACTTTTCTTGTATATCCTTCAAAATATTTAATTTTGTTTTCTTCTATTACTTTTTCTTTTTCTGCTGGAATCTTGGGATTCATTTGAATTACTTTGTTTCCTTCATTAGGAAATATAAGTTTTTGTTGAGGATTTGTGATATCTTCATTTGAATTTACAAACATATTATCTGTTTGTAAGATCTCTTTTGTAAGTTTTACTTTCTTTTCGAAAATATTAAAAAGATCCATTTCAAGTTCTGCTAGTCTAGTTTTACTAGCTGTAGGACTAGCTTTTAATTGAGAGATTAAATCGAAACCGTTCTTAATATCTTCTACTGAAGTTACTAATGAATTAGTTAAGATATTACGATCTACTTCTTGAATCTCTTTAATAATTTCGTTATTTATTTTCTTTACTGCTGAATTCATTTATTTGATTTTATTAGTTTGATTTATAACCTGATAAAACCAATCACGTTTTTGTTTATTTAGTAATCAATCGTAGTAGGGACTACGTTTATTTTATTAGATTTTGAAAATTAAGAGATATGCTGTCGTTACACCATCAATTAATCATTATTGATTAATATATTGTCAGTTTTTAACTGACTCCTTCTCTTGAATTATTGATGTTTTAATTTTTTAGTCCAATTAGGACGTTCTTTTAGATTTAATCCTTTTTGAATAATAGGAATATTCGTAGTAGTCTTAGTATCTGAAAAATATTTTTTTCTTGCTATTTTTTTAGTTTGACTAATAGCACTTTCTAAAGAAGATGCATTAATTATATGACTAGTATAATCATATATATACATTTCACTATTCTTATCTTCTTTTCTTTTAACTTCTATAATTATTCCATAGTTATACAAGATTGCTATCTTACCAATAAATTCTTGTTTAACTTGTTTTCTTATAGTTGATTTCTTTACAAAAGTTGTTAACTCTTGTTTATTAATTGTCTGAGGATTCAAGTTCATCTTCTTCTATATTTAGTTTACAATTTTTTTCGTGAAGTATTGCTTGATCTTTATTGTCAAACATTTCATCACAATAATCACAACAATACATAGTTATTTCAGTTGGCATGATATTAATTATTAAAGGTTTAAAAATAAGAGGCTGGAGTGCATTTTCTGCGTACATCTAAGATGAATTCCAGTCTCTTCACTACGACCACTAATAAAAATTGTATGTATTTTAATAATAGAGTTGTGTTCCTTCATCTATGATATGGTCTTCATTTTCGAAGAAATACGGTAGTAGTTCGTCATCTAACTCTATTGGTCTATCTACTGGTTTTAGTACTTCATTCTCTTCTTCAGTAGGATTTTGTTTAATCTTTTTTAAGATTCGTCGATCTTTTTTATTTTTGTGTGACATAGTGATATATTTAAAGGTTATACAATTATATTTAATTAAGTTGTGATCCAACTGAGGCTCGAACTCAGGACCCCATCCTTAAAAGGGATGTGCTCTACCAGCTGAGCTATTGAATCATTTTTATTATATATTAATTCCAAATCCTATAGTTGTTGACCATAATCTTAAATCTATATTTGTTGTTATATGAAATTTATTGTTTATTTTTAGTAGTACTGCAAATCCATATCCTATTTTATAAAATTTATGATCTTTTTTATTATAAGATATTATAGGACTTAGTATTAATAATCTTTTAAAATTTGGTTTAATTTCTATAAATGTATATCCTATTCCAAGTTGATATTCTTCAAATAGACTATGTTTTATTTCATTATTATTTTCAAATGGAGCTTTACCAATTGAATATGATGATAAAAATCCAACTTTATCTATTGTTAGATCAACTCTTAATCCAATTAATTGAATTATTGGTTCTATTGTTATAGATGGATAGAAGTGTGTTTGACTATTACATTTTTTTGATATACCTAATAGTATTAATATTGTAAATAGTATAATTAGTGGTATATTTTTTGGATTTGGTGTGATTTGTAGTGTTGCCATGATATTATATATTAGTGGTTTATATTAAAAATATATTTTTCATTGTATATTCTAGTTGGCCTTTATACAACGGGAACATAATTACCTCTCTTTTATATATGCTATCCCATATAGTCTTATCACTATATTATCTGTTTATATCATTGATAAGAATGATATTTATCAGATATGATTTTGAAGGTTTAACCGTAACCTACAAGCGCATTAGCACTATATTTCTATAGTCCCAATAGTACACAAATGGATTGGATCTAGCAATAATTTGCTATCATGTACTATACTTCACTCTGCATTAAGCTATGTTTTTCATCAATTTAGTATACTCATAGATGCACATGAGTTAGCATTATTACGGACTTGTGACCGCCATTACTGTTGATACAAATACTCATTTGTATCTTTCATGGTTGCATTACTTTGTTATTAAATGAAAAAGAGAGTCTCTTAGCATTAATTTATTATTTTGTTAATATTTCAATGTTGTTTATTCAAGACACTATGCCAAGTTAGAGACTCTCTTTTTGTTTTATTTTACTTTTGTTATTGGTTTAGCAGCGTTAGTGCTATCAACTGTTTCAGTTACATTTCTTTCAAGTTCTTCTTCATCAACTGTTATTGGATTATCAGATCCTGATGTAACTTTGATTCTGTGTTCAAACATGCGACGTTGTTCAGCTGCAAATAGAATTTCTTTTGTTCCATTTTTGAATTCAAAGTCAAGGATAAACATTTGAATACTATTTGCAGTATTTGATTTACCGGTTTTAGGATTAATTAATGGTTTTCCATTAATATCTGTTCTTTCATAAATGAAAGGTGCACCGGTTTCTGGATCACGAGCTTCTTCTGTACATAATTCGCCGTAGAATAATACTCCATCTGTTCCAGAATCGTTTAGGATTGCTCCTCCGTCGATCTTACTGATAGTGTATTTTTCGTTTTCTAATGCGTTAGCTATATCATCAAATAATATAGCTCTTTGACCATTATTCCATACATTGAATAATATTTTCTTGCCTTGTACTGATCTTGGTCCGGTTTTCTTAGCTAATAAGGATAATTGAAAGAATTGTCCTTTTTCGCCATTAGCTCCTTCTTTTGAAGCTATTTGTGGTTTGGTTACGTCTGTGTGATTGCGTTCTTTATTTTTGTTTAGTAAGACTTTTACAATAAAATCTTTACTATCAATCATAATTTGTTCTGTCATTTTTGTCAATTTAAAAGAGGTTAATAAATAATCAAATTTTTATATTTGAGATATATATATTTGTGGTTGTAATAAGAACTTAAGAGTAATCAGCTGAAATGAAAAATAATTATTTTATATTTATATTAATCCAAAATCTTTATTATATAATTTAGATTACTCTTAAGTTGTAAGTTTAGAAATTATGTGTATAAGTTTAATTGGTCATAATTAATCTAGTACTAATTTTTATAATTTCTTAGTTGTTTGATAAAATTATAGTTTTATCTGGTTCTTCTCTTTCGTAGTTAGCTTCATTCCATAATTCTATGTAGAACATATAAGTGAATTTTACTATATGTGTATTTGATAGGATTAACGGAATCATTGTTGGTGCTTCTATGGTTGAAACTGTATGTATTTGTATGAATTTATAGTCTATCATATGATATATTATTAGTGGTTATTCATATATAATAGAATTACAGGAATCTCACGACTTTCTGTAATTTTGAATCACATGGCTATCAATCATTCGATGATACAAATAATGGTTTTAATATGATTTGAGTAGTTTTAGCTTTTTCTAAGTGGTTTATATCTTTTGTTATGTCATATATATTCCAATTTTTAGTATTTAGTCGAACGCATGCTAATATTTCATCGTTAGCTTTGAAGATAGCTCTCCATCCTATTATTGATCCAGATGTTGGAGGATGTTGTACTCTTATGAGTTTTCTTGATTCACCTTCTTCTTTGTTAATCATATGTTTAATTATTACTGGTTTCAATAAAAATAGTTAGATTAGATGCATTGTGACTTATGTATTCAGCTACTGTTCTATTTAGTATGATAGATTTGGTTTTCTGAAATATAAGATTTATAGTATGATCTAATCTAACTGAGCTTTATAAACTTCTCCTTAGCTTAAAATATTGCTATACATATAGCAAATCCTATTAATATTCCTATGAAGATTAATAGTAATGCTGATAGTATGTCTTCTTTGTTAAATCGTAGTGGATTCATATGTTTAGCTATTTAGGTTGTGATTATTTTGATAAAAAATAGAAAGAGTAATCACCGTTTATTATCAATGACACATGCTAATATCCTAATCGTATTAGTAACAGCTTAGTTGCACGGACAATTTCAGGCTTACTATGATAATTAGTCTGATGAATCTATTGCAGCGACTAATGCAATTAATTACTCTATTCTATATATTTTTATGCCGAAGATTCCCTTTGAAGGGAGTCGAGGATTGAGGGATGTAATTATAGGTTTACAAACTATATCTGTAATTGCGATATTCTATTCGAATATCAATTGTGCAATCGCTCCCATCTCGCGATTCTATAGATATAGTAGTAAAAGAGATAGGATTGCCCTAATTAAAGGGCAAATCCTAACTTATATTGTTTGTACTCACCTTTAGTACCACTGTACTCATAACTGATTTGTTGACCTTTCAGTGTGAGCATAGTACCCAAAGGCATGGAGATGGAATCTCCAATAATGCCATTAACACCATTTTCCAATGTTACAAAGCATAATCCCTTGTAATAACGAAATGAAGTGATGACACTCGATCCTGCGTTAGCAGGTGTTTCATTTTTGTTAGCCATATCATAAATTATTAGTGTCGTAATTTGGTACGGGTAGTTTCCTCCGCGAATGCGGATCGGGGACGGATGACTAGGGTGGGCAAGGGGTTTGTATATATAAATCAAAAAATTTTCAATAAAATAATTTTAAATATATGCGAATAGGGGTAACTTCTATTATTATATACCGTATATTATATTAATATACAACAACATGAAAGAACAAAAAACTATAAAAATAATAGATAAAATTAAGTATAAATACTGTAGTATGTGTGAACAATGGAAAGTCTATGATATAGATTTTAGAACAAGACCACATAGAGGAAAACGTATTGCACAATGTAGATGTAAAATATGTGAAAATAAACGTAGAGAAATTAGACGACTTAAAGATCCACAAAAATATAAAGATAGATTAAGAAATTTAAAATTAAGACAGAAATTTGGAATAAATTTAACTATATATAATGAAATGTTAAATAATCAAAACGGATTATGTTTTATATGCGGACAAAATAATAATACAAAACAAATGGGAGTTGATCATAATCATAATACTAAAGAAGTTAGAAAATTATTATGTAGTAACTGTAATACAGGATTAGGACAACTTAAAGAAAATTATGAAATACTACTTAAATGTATATGGTATTTGTATATACATGAAAATAAATTAGATATTACTTTTGATCAATTTATTAAAGAAAAGTATTTAGATAAAATAATTAAAAACTAACAATATGAAAAAAATAATTTTTATTGGTATTATATTATTTATTTCAATATTAATCTTACCTTGGAAAGATTGGGTTGGAGTAGAAAATAACTTACATAGGAATCGTTTAAATAAAATAAAGACAGAATTAGATTCTACAGTTTCTAGAAGAATTAGACTAAATCCTAACTATAATAAACTAACTTATAAACAGAGGTTGGAAGTTAAACAATCTGTATTGAATGAATTATATAAAGAAATACCTGAATTAAAAGATTAATAATAAATTATGATAATATTTTGTAATAAGAATTTTTCAAATTTTACCAGATTTATGTAACCTTTTTATAAGATTATCAGTATCTAGAATCTAGACAATCCAAATTATGTTTGGATTAATGAGCTGTAGGGTATAAGATATATCCGGGTTAGTCTCACCAACTAAGAGAAAGCTTCACTGGGGTTTACTAAGCTAATAAATAATTAGTTGTTTGTATCCAGGTCTAAAATATTAAGTAAGAAAGTATATGCCAATTGTCAGTGTTCGGGATTGAACCATTTTGGGTAACGTCGACAAGATTAGCAATAGACTAGTCTCACACCACTTAGAAAACTCTTACTTAATTCAAACAAACGTTAATCAGGAAATCTGGTTGATGTAATCAGATCGGAGTAAAACTCCTCTGGGGAGGGTGTGGTATGTTAAATAAGAAAGAAAAGAAAATACAATTTACAGTTAAAGAAATTAAGAAGATACTAGACCTTCTTAATAGTAAGGAAATAGAAAGAGTTAAAAAGATATTAAAAAAGAAATTACCAAAGGTTAAGGTAGTTAATGGATTAGTATTTAAAACTCCAAATGAAGCTGCTAATCATTACAAAGATGAATTAATAAAGAATCAAACTGAAGCAGAAAAGGTATTCAAAGCTTTATTAAAATCTATTAATTTAGATTATGAATTTCAAAAGATATTTTGGTATAGAAAGGATAAATTAGACAAATTTTATATAGTTGACTTCTATATTCCATCTTTAAATATAGTTATAGAGATAGATGGAGAGTATCATAATACTAAGGATCAACAGAAAAATGATAGATTAAGATCTGGAATTATTAAGAATAATGGGGTATTTAAAGTCTTTAGATTTAGTAATTATGAAGTAATAAATGAAAGTGAAAGTACTATTCTTAGATTAGGGTATTTAATTGATAATATTCTTAATGAAGAAAGTAAACATGTAACAATAGATGGGATTAAGTATAAATCTCGTAAGTCTAGAAAATAGGCTTTTCTTATGTCTACTAATATTTATTATGTAATTTATATAATTATTTGTAACATTTATTTTATTTAATTCGTATAAGATATTATGATATATGTAGTATTAATAGTAGTTGCTCTAGTAATAGGATTTATATTAGGATATAAAGTTAGAGGAAGAATATTATGATATGGACAGACTACGAAGAATGGAAATTTCTAAGAGAATGATACAAAGAAAGAGAAAGAGAAGTTATTCCAAATTATATTAAATTTATGAGTAAGGTATTTGATTCAATGAGTAAAGAACAAGAATTGTTAGAGGAATTAGATGAATATTATCTAAGTATTAAGTATAATTATAGTATTCCAGATATTGAGAAGAAGATGTATAAATTTATATCTACTAATTTAAAGATAGATGATAAAGATGAGATTAATAGGATTATTGAAGAGTTAATTACTAAATATGAAGATGATAATAGATAAGAATAAAATATGTTTATTTAGGAGTAAATGGTTTGAAGGTTTGACTGACTATAATAGATTGAAGAATATTGTTATACCACCTATTATTGATTTATACAATGGAGTTTCTAATGATGATATTTTAGATATACTCATATATGTATGGGACAAGTATGAAAATGTTAAAGGAGAAAAACCTATTATTAGATGGAATAATGATATGATCAAACTTATAGATTATGATTATCCTGATAAAGGAGTTATAGTTATAGACTATTTAAATGAAGATAAAACTCATAGTTATATTTGGGAATACTATCCTAATTGGGTTAAAATGAGAGGATTTTATAATGATAATCCAGTAGATGAGAATTTAAATTCTATTATTCCCAAACCTGAAGATGTATTAAAAGTTCCAGAAGATATAGATAATATATCTGAATATATAGATAGTAATATGAAGGATGATCCTAATTTTGAAAAGATATTAAATGAAGGTAAAATTGAACCTGATATAATACCATCATGTCTTACTTTAGGAGAATATACTAATGTAGAAATAATTGAATCTTACGAAAAAGATATTACAGATTATGATATTGCAATTCGATTACTAGAAAGAGATAAAGAAGAATTTATAAAACATGTCGAAGATCTTATTCAAAAAAATTACGAAAATGAATATTTACCAAGACATCGTAGAGAATTAAGGAAATGGTATAATAAAAGAAAAGAATTAAGAAAGAAAAATAAAAATGAGATTAATAAAAGTTAATAAGAATGATAGAGTGGTTATCTTAAGAGAAGTTCCTAAACCTAAAGTTGAACGAGTAAATGTATTTATAGAAAGAGATAACCTTTGTGATGAATGTGAATTTAGATATGATTGTCCAGTTGCAAGAATGTTAAGAAATATAAATAGATGTTTTTAATTTCAGTCACATAAACTTATATATTATGAAAGTAAAAGTAATAGGTAAATATCCAAATTGTGAAATAATTTATACAGTTGGTAATAGTTATAGTAAAACTTTTATTTGTAATAGTGGATTAAAAATAACATATAATTTGTAGTAATATGAGAGTAAAAGTAATTAAAGAGATTAAAGGATTAGTTCCTGGAGATATACTATATTATAACGATAAGACTGGTATGTATGAAATAACTAAAACAGATTATGACTTTGGAGATAAATCTGAATCAGTAAAATCTGTTAGAGTTAGTATTGAAAGTTATATAGTTGAAGAACATGAAAACTATTTTGTTTATTTAGATGATGAGGATAATGATATAGAAATTAATAAAATTTGTTGGGATGACTTTCCTGAAAACAGTAATGAGTTGGAAACTTCAAAAGAAGTTGAACCAGAAACTAAGAACGAAACAGTTAAAACTGATGAGGTTTCTAACTTGCAAGAACAACTTAAAGAATTACAGAAGAAGTTGGAAGACATTGAAAACCCTTCAGTAAAATATTATACTCCTAGTTATTATACAGTTAATCCATTTAGGCATTTTTGGTATATTTAAATAATAAGATAATGAAAGAAAATAAAGAAATTAGTCAAACTCCAGAAACTTCTGGAGAACAGAAAATAGAAGTAAAGAATTATGATTATGGACATTTAGTATTATTCTGTGGTAAATGTAAAAGCAAATATATATTAGAAGAGAATGTACCTAATGGACAAGCAGTAAGAATTGTATTACCACCTACTAATACAGCAGAGATGAGATTAGTATGTAGAGATTGTGGTAATGAAATGGCTTTATTTTATGTTGAATCTAATAAGAAAAAAGAAGAGAATGAAGTTACAAAAATTGATCAATCAACTGACAAAGATAGTCAGAAAGGAGAAGCAAATGAATCAATTTCAGAAGAAAGTATTACAGAGGCAACAATTGTATAATGAGTATACTAAATTATTAAATAGTTTATTAGGATTAACTGATAAACAAACTTTAGTGTTATCTAAACTATTTGAATTAAATGATATTACTCCTATTAATAAATCTTTGTTAAATAGAGATAATAGACATGAGATTATAGAAAGTTGTAATATTAATGAATGTAATCTATCTACTTATTTAACTCTATTTAAGAGTAAGAATGTATTAGTTCAAGAAGGATCTGTATGGAAATTATATCAAGGATTAAAACCATTAATATATAATAATGGATTACAAGTTACTTTTAAAATAGGATTAGATGAATAAAACTATAATAGTGTCTCCACTAGAGATAGCAGATTTAGTAGAATTATTAAATGATCTCGAACTAAAATTGTATCCTATAATAGAAAAGGAATTTGATATTCCTTGGTATAAAGAATTTTTTAATTTTTTAATAGGAAATTGGTATTCACCTACTCTTAGATTATGGAATTCAGTAGTAGTTATGAAGAAAAGTTTGTATAATCATTATATTACTAAGTCATATAAGCAACATGAACAAGATACCAAAGTCATTTGAATTAGGAGGTTGTACTTATACAGTTGAAGTAACAGATAATAGACCTGAGGGGGTTAAGAATACTATAACTGGTGAGATTTGTTATTCTAGTGGTACTGTAAATATATACAAGAATCATGTTGGTTATGAATGTACAGAGGATTATAAACTCTTATCATTTTATCATGAATTAGTACATGGGATATTAACATCAATGGGGAAAGGTGAGATGAATGATGATGAAGGATTTGTTGAATCATTTGCTAATTTTCTTCATCAATTTATGAAAACAGTTAAGTATGAATGATAATCATTTTGATATTAATTTTAAACAAGAACAAGGAATAATAATCAAAAAATCTGATATAAAATATTATACTCCTATTATTGATGAGTTTCATGTTGGATTTGAATATGAAGAGTTAATGGGTATAGATTCAATAGGAATGCAAAATTGGTCCAAATTAATCTTTGATATTGGTGACTATATAGGAATGGATGGTGAATATATTTTACCAGAATTGATTAATGGAGAATGTGTTAGAGTTAAATATTTAGACAGAGAAGATATAGAGAGTCTAGGATTTGTTTGTACTGGAGATACTGGAGATGAAGAAAAGGAATTTCAGTTATATGGTTCTAGTGGAGAAAAAGGTATTCTTAGATCAGATAGTTATGAAAGTTGGATTTTATTAGAAATGTCTTTTGATAATGAAGTTACTATAACAAAAGAGGTTGATAAGAATGGTGATGGATTAACGTCAGATTTTATATTATTTAAAGGAACTATTAAAAATAAATCTGAATTAAAAGTATTATTAAAACAATTAGGAATAGATGTTAATGTATAAAAGAATAATAACTGAAACAGTTAATATTAAAGATAAAGAGAATAAGATTAGTAATGTTGATTATAACAAGAAGATATATTTATTTAATTGGTTAGTTTATGATCATACTCTTACTAGTAAACAGAATGATATAGAAGGTAATAGAAATAAGAATGTAGGATTTAAACACAAATAATATGGATGAGATAATTAAAGAATTGTCTTTGAAATATAAGAAAGATAAGAGGGTGATCAAGTTAATATGTGAACACCCTTTACTCTTTGCTAAGTATCGAATGAAAGATCCTAATGATATTAGACCTATAATGATACCATACTTTGCTAAATTTGTATTTAAACTTGGTAGAACTATAGAAGATAAAAAACGTAATACTGAGAAAAATTTCTATCAGAGAATCATAGCTAAAGAGGGGTAACAAATAATATAATTAAACGTAACGTTGATATGAAGTTATTTGATATAATAGATGGTAAAGTAGTTCTTAATGCAGATGAATTATCTATTCCATTATTTAAAAAGATATATGAATCTGATAAATCAAAAGATAAAAAAGATTCATTTAATAAAATATCTTATATAATATTTATGTATAAATGGGATTCTCCTTATATGTCTTATATAGATGAAGATGTTAGGGATAGAGTCATAAAGAATGATATATTTAGTAAGGAAGATTACGAATTAGATAATCTTACTAAACAAGCAATTGAAAGATATAAAGATTTTAGGCATACTTTTTCTTTACAATTTCTTGAAGAAAATATAGAAGGTGCTAAAAAATTAATGGATTTTTATAAAAGAGTTAATTGGGATGAAGTAGATAAATCTGGTCGTCCAATTTATTCATCTAGGGATTTAGCTGCTAATTTAGAAAAGTCTGGAGGTATACTTAAATCCTTACATTCTCTTAGAGAACAAGTTAGAAAAGAAGAATTAGAAACTAGTAGAGTTAAAGGTGGCACTCAAGTTGATTTATATGAAGATGCTAGTTCTTTTAAATCATTTCAACAGAATTAATAAATGATTAAAAATACTGACAAATTTAGACAAGCTTCAATACATTTTCAAAAATATGGATATTATACAGTATCTCCAAAAGGAACAACAGGATATAAAGAGTATTGGGATGAAGAAACTAGACGTTGTTTATTTGGATGGACTGCCGATGATGGAGATTTTATTTCAGGTTATAATTATTTTTATTTAAATTATTCTCCTATACTAATTGTTGAAGAAAGAGAAATTAAGATTGGTGAGAATTTAACTAAGAAGATAGTTGAAAGAAAAAGGGATTTTCCTAAGTTTTATGATTATGATTATCAGTATTTTAATTATATAGAAGAAGCAGAACATTTAGGCAAACATGCTGTAGTTATCAAAGCTAGACGTAAAGGTTATTCATATAAAGGAAGTTCGATGTTATGTCGAAATTTTTATTTAATACCACAATCTAAATCTTATGCAATTGCTTCTGAAAATGAATATCTTACTAAAGACGGATTATTAACAAAGGCTTGGGATTTAATGTCTTGGATAGATGCTAATACAGCATGGACTAAGAAGAGACAGAAAGTTGATACTAAGATGCATAAGAGAGCATCTTATGTAGTTAATAACGAAGGTACTATGATTGAGGCAGGTATTATGTCTGAGATTATAGGAGTCACTTTAAAAAATGATATTCAAAAGGCTAGAGGTAAAGCTGCTAAATTAATCTTATGGGAGGAAGGAGGTAAATTCCCAGGTCTTAAAGATGCTTGGCAAATAGCTAGACCATCAGTAGAACAAGGTTCAAATGTATTTGGTCTTATGATAGCTTATGGTACAGGAGGTACTAATGAAGCGGATTATACTGGATTAAAGGATTTATTTTACGAACCTGATGGTTATAATGTATTATCAGTAGATAATATATGGGATGAAGGATCTATTAAAAAATGTGGATTTTTTGTTCCTGATTATGCCAATATGGAAGGTTACGATGATCAAGGTAGATCTTTCATGGATAATGATGGTAATACTAATATAAAAATTGCTATAGAGTATTCATTAAAAGAACGTCAGAAGATTATAGATAATGCTACTGATAGAAATGCAATTGATAGATATATAGCAGAACATCCATTTAATCCTATGGAAGCCACTCTTCAATTAAGTGGTAATATATTTCCTAAAAAAGATTTAATTAGACATCTTGCTCATATAAGAAATAATGAAGATATAAAAAATTTCAAACAAGTTGGTGAACTATATACTGATGAAGTTGGATTACTTAAATGGAGACAATCTAAAGATTTAAAGGATTTAACGAAGTATAAATTAGATAAAACTACTAATAGAGAGGGAGCAATAGTTATATGGGAACATCCAATGGATAATCCTCCTTGGGGTTTATATATAGGTTCTTGTGATTCTTATGATTATGATAAGTCTGGAACAGATTCTTTAGGATCTGTATTTATATATAAAAGATTTCAAACATTTGAATATTCATATGATACCATAGTTGCTGAATATACTGGTAGACCAGATACAGCTGATGATTTTTATGAGATAGTTAGAAAATTATTAGTATATTATCATGCTAATGTTTTATATGAAAATCAAAATCCTGGATTAAGTGTATACTTTAAAAACAAACATATTGATTATTTATTAGCTGATCAACCTGGAATTATATCAAAGATAATTAAAGATAGTAAAGTTGCTAGAGTAAAAGGAACTCATATGGTAACTGCACTTAAAGATTGGGCAGAAGGTAGATTAAGAGATTGGTTGATAGAAGAGTATGAACCTGGTAAAAAGAATTTAACTAAGATATATTCAGAACCATTATTAGAAGAACTTATTGCTTATAATGATAAAGGTAATTTTGATAGAGTATCTGCAATGTTTATCTTAATGATATATATAGAGGAGCTTCACGAGCTTCACGTAAAGAAAAAAGAAGAAATAGAAAAAGTTAATTTACTATTCGAATTTCCATTATTTGGAAAGATGGAGTTTGAAAGTTTTAAATAAAAAGGAATGGATTTATATTATAAAAGATCAGAATTTCCAGCACAAAAATTACCATTAGTTAAGAAGACAGAACCATGGAGAAAAGCATGTGTTGATGTACTTATATCTAGAGAAGGAAGTTCATTTGTAAATGGCAGATCAAGAAAAGACATACTAAAAATAGATTATGATCTATATAATAGTGTCTTTAGTGAAGATGACTTTAAGTATGTAATTGACCCATTTAATGTTGGTGATTCATTTCCTGCTCATCCTCAGAATATGAATATTATCAAACCTAAGATAGATTTATTACTAGGGGAAGAAACTAAACGACCGTTTAATTTTAGAGTATTTTCTACTAATGATGAGTCAGTATCTCAAATTCAAGATTATAAGAAACAATTGTTAATAAAAGAGTATCTTGGAGCATTAGTTGAAGGTCAAGATGATGATGAAATAGATAAGAGATTATCTGAGATTGATACATACATAAAAAATAAGTATAATACTGTTGCTGAACAAACTGCTTATAATTCTTTGAAATATCTTAGGGAACAACTTAGTATAGATCATGAGTTTCTTAAAGGATGGAAAGATGCATTAATAGCTGGAGAAGAGTTATATTATACTGGTATAGTTAATGGAGAAGCATCATTAGAAAGAGTTAATCCATATCATTGTACTTATGATAATGATCCAGATTTAGATTATATAGAAGATGGGGATTGGTTTGTTAGACGATTTCTTATGTCTCCAGGTGCTATATATGATAGATTTCAATCTACAATGACAGAAGAAGATCTTGATAAACTTCTTAAAATGATTGATGGTGGACAATCAATGGTTAGTCGTCCAGGAGATGTAAATTATAATAGTATAATGTATAGAGATAAAATAATCTCTGATATACAACAAGATGAATTTTTTAAAGGACAATTAGTACCAGTATGGCATACATGTTGGAAATCATTTAAGAAATTTGGTACTCTTAGATATAATGATCTAGAAACTGGACAAGAAGTAGAAGAGATTGTAGATGAGACTTATCGACTTACCGAAGAAGATAAAGTTAAAGGGATAACTATTGAATGGGATTGGATGACTGAAATATGGGAAGGATATAGAGTTGGAACTGATATTCATTTAGATATGGGTCCAGTTCAATATCAATATCAGTCATTAGAACATCCTAAAGTTACCAAATTACCATATATAGGTTGTAAATATAATTCTACTAATACTAGAAATAAATCATTGGTTGATTTAATGAAACCATTACAATATATGTATATTGTAGTATGGTATCGTTTAGAACTTGCTTTAGCTAGAGATAAAGGTAGAATTATTAATATGGATATTACACAGATTCCTAAATCTATGGGAATTGATGTAAAACAATGGATGCATTATCTATCTGCTTTAGGAGTAAATCTTATTAATCCTTATGAGGAAGGATGGGATATTCCTGGACGTGAAGGAGGTAGACCAGCTGTTTATAACCAAATGTCTGCTCAAGATCTTACAATGTCAGCTGTTATTGCTGATTATATAGGATTACTTGATAAGATAGAGGATATGGCTGGAGAAATATCTGGAGTATCTAGACAAAGACAAGGACAGATTAGTTCTAATGAATTAGTTGGTAATGTTCAAAGAGCTACTATTCAATCTAGTCATATTACAGAACCTCTATTTGAAATGCATAATCATGTTAAAAAAAGAGCGTATACATCTTTATTAAATGTTGCTAAGTATGCATGGTCTACTAATAATAAAAAGAAATTAACTTTTATAGTTGATGATTTTTCTAGAATGTTTTTAGAATTAAATGATGAATTTTTATATTCAGATTTTGATATATTTGTATCTGATTCTAGTAAAGAAAATCAGAATCTTGAAGCTCTTAGAAGTTTAATGCAACCTGCTATTCAAAACGGTGCTACATTATCAGATGTTGTTACTCTTCTTACTAGTGATAGTTTATCTGAAATTAAACGTAAGTTAAAAGAAATAGAAGATAATAGGGCAAAAGCTGAACAAGAGATGCAGAAACAACAAGCACAAATGCAACAACAGCAACAACAATTTGAGTTGCAAGATAAAGCAGAGGAACGTAGAATTAAAGAAGAAGATTCTATTAGAAAAGCTGAGACTGCAATTACAGTTGCTGAAATTCAAGTAGCATCTAAACAACAACCTGAAGGTCCAGATAATATTAATATTGAGACTGATGGAAGTGAAGAAATGAAATTAGAATTACAAAGAGATAAAAATTTAGCAGATGAAAGATATAAACAAGCTATAATTTCTGAGACTGTTAGAAAAAATAAAGTTGATGAACAGTTGAAAAAACAAGAGTTAGAAATTAAAAGAAAGGTGGCAATGAAACGTCCATCTAGTAAATAATAAATAATAAATATAGTATGGCAGATGAAGTAAAAAATCTATTTGGAGGATTTGATGCAGTAATGGATCAACTCATACCATCTGGTGGAAATAGAAATATTGAAGATGATGATCTTCCAGAGGTAAATCCAGAAGATGTTAAAAAAAGCATGGAGTCTCTTGATACCAAGAAAAAGGTTCAGGATGATGATTCCGAGAAAGTTCCTGCTGATAAGAAAATAAAAAAAGAGGAACCTATTATTAAACCCAAAAAAGTAATAGAAGAAACTGAAGAGGAAGAATCTGATGAAGAAATTGAAGAAGAGGAAGTTGAAGAAACTATTACTTCTAAAAAGAAAAAATCAGATATAAAGGAAGAAGAGAGTGAAGAAATAGATCTCGAAGAGAAAGAAATAGTTGAAGCTTTTTCTGATTTATTTGCAGAAGAATTAGGATGGAAATACGAAAAGGATGAAAAACCAACTAATATAAAAGATCTTGTCAAACATATGCAAAGTATTGTTGATGAGGCTTCTCAACCTAGATATGCAAATGATGAAGTTAGGGAATTAGATGAATTTGTTAAAGATGGTGGACGAGTAGCAGATTTTTATAAAACTGTATATCGTTCAGATGTAAATACTGAAGGAATAGATCTTACAAAGGAATATAATCAAAAAGCAGTCATTAAAGAAAATCTTCGTAATCGAGGATACTCTGAACAACGTATAGAAAAGCTTATTAGTAGATATGAAGAGACTGAGTCTTTAGAAGAAGAAGCTAAAGATTCTTTGGAAGAAGTCAAAGAATTTAAAGAAAAAACTAAGAAAGAGCTATTAGAAACTCAGAAAAATCGTCAGGAAACTGAGATTAAAGAGCAACTAAATTTTGTTCGGAACGTAGAGAAAATTGTAAAAGATAAAGAAAATATTAGAGGTATTCCAATCTCAGATAAGCAAAAGAAAGAATTATTAGAGTATATTTTCAAACCTGAAAGAGATGGATCAACCAGATATCAAAAAGATTATTCTGATTCTTTAGAAAATCTTGTTGAATCTGCTTATTTTACAAAGAATAGGAATACTATAGTAAAAGAAATTCAAAGAAAAGCCTCTAGCGATGCTGTTAAAAATCTTAAGCTAAAACTTAAAACTCAAGGAAAGAGTACAAAGAATACTCATTCTGATATGGAAGAACAAGGAGAAAGTAAAGTATCACAGCTTTGGGAAATTGCTAGTAAAGAGCTTGTATCTTTTTAAATAATTTAAAATTTAAAATTTAAAATGCAAGATAGTGTATTAAATGATCTTCAACTATTTAAGACCAGATGGTTTTCTGATCTAGTAGATGAGAACATGCTTTCAAACGCGTTAATGACTGAACCTCATAAGGTGTTTACAGTATTGTCTTACATTTTTGGTCGTTATGAGAATAGTTCAATTGACTTCTTAACAAGTGGTATGGGTAAAACTATTATCACTGAAAATCGTCAATATGAATGGCCTATAATGATTGAAAGTGACAAAGCAATTTCGATTAAACAAGCTAAGTGGCAAGGTGCTACTATAACTTCTGATTTAACTCCTGGTATTAACGGAACTCCTATTCAATTGTGGTTAGGAGAAAAATGGTTTGGACAAGGAAGAGCCATGTACAATAGTAATGTTGTAAAAAATTAATTCTGTGAATTGCTGGAACTTCGTAAAGGTTTTTATACCGTAGAGTAACAATTAAAGATATAGATTTATGAATAATAATGAAAATCGAAAATCAGCAGCCAAGCAAATAGAACTAAAACAGATTCCTGGATGGGAAGGATTATATTCAATATCACAAAATGGAGATGTTTATTCAATAAAAAGTAACAAATTTTTAAAACCAAGACAATCTATGGACGGATATAATAGAGTATGTTTTTGTATAAATGGAAGTCGTTATGAACAAAGAGTTGCTAAATTAGTAGCGATGACATATATACCAAATCCAGAAAATAAACCTCAAGTAAATCATAAAGATTATAATAGAATTAATGATTCTATAGATAATTTAGAATGGTGTACTAATCTTGAAAATTCAAAATATTCTTTTAATGAAAAGAGATATATGATACCAGAAACTTATAAAGTTTATACTTTTACAAATATATTTAATGGTAATTCTTTTTCTATAATAGGAATATCTAATGTAGCAAAACAGTTTGGGTGTTCAAAGAAAAATTTTAAAGCTTGTATTACAAAATATGTTAATAGTAATATGTATGTAAAACAAGGATTTTTTAAAGGTTTACGAATTGATTCAGAATATTTGAAGGTTCAACGACTATCCCTTAGTGGAGTAGACTCAAGTGAGTCGAAGTGCAGAACCCCTGAAAAGGGTGAAGATATAGTCTGATCTCTATACGAAAGATAGAGTTGTTTAAATAACAAGATAAGATTTAACGAATCTTATTAAACAAAAATGTCGGTCCTGGTGCCATTCTCGAATTCGATGATAAAGAATTCCAAGTAAGAGTAATGGGTACTCCTTATCAAGATGGTAATGATTATGTTTATACAGTAGTTTGTGCTGATGGACAACCGTCTTCTTTTATACCACCTACATTGTTAGTAGCTGGTGCTCAAGTCAGTAGGTTAGGTTCTGCTTATGAAGAGTATTCAGAAGAAGCAGATATTGTCAATTATCAAGCTCCATTTAAACTTAGAAATCATCTAACAACTATGCGTCTTTCTTATGATATAACTGGATCTGCTGTTGCTTCTGTAATGGTTATTGCAACGCGTGATCCTAAAAGTAAGAAGACTTCATATTTATGGTCAGATTATCAAGAATGGATTGCTTTACGGCAATGGTATCGGAGTCTTGATCGTCAATTAGTTTATTCTAAGTTTAATGCTAACGCTGATGGTACGACTGATTTAATTGGTACAAGCGGACGTCCTGTGTATATTGGTGCTGGTCTATTACAACAGATTGCTCCATCCAATCGTAAGACTTATACTACTCTTACTATTGATATATTAGAAGATTTCTTATTTGATCTTTCCTATAATGTCCTTGGTACTAACGATCGTAAGTTCGTAGCACTAGTTGGTGAAATGGGAATGAAAGAATTAGATAGAGTTCTTAGGGCAAAAGCGACGGGATATCAATTAGTTGATACTCATTTTGTCAGTGGAACTGGTCAGAATCTTACCTTACAAGGTCAGTTTACGACTTATAAAATGCTCAATGGTATTGAATTAACATTGAAACATTTTCCATTATATGACAATATAGTATATAATCGTAAGTTGCATCCTGTAACTGGTAAACCGTTAGAATCTTATCGTTTTACCTTCCTTGATTTTGGTAACCGTGATGGTGAATCCAATGTTATGAAGGTTGTCCGTAAAGGACGTGAAATGGTACAGTGGTATACTGGTGGTTCAGTTGCTCCTGGACAAGGATTTGCTACATCAAAGAATACTCTTCGTTCTAATGCAAAAGATGGATATTCAGTTCATTTCTTGTCAGAACAAGGTATTATGATTAAGGACCCAACTAGTTCCGGTGAGCTCATTTGCGATGCTCAATAGTTAAAATAATTAAGTTAATATGAGATGTGGGATCTTAGTATCCCCTCTCATATTATAATGTTTAACTCTTAATAATTAAATTAATGGAAGTTATATTACGACCCCTACGCAAAAGTTCGTGGGCAGGAGTATACAATTATAAAAATTGTTCTAATTATATTGGAACATATTTAACACGTTCTGGTGCAATCTATACAGGATTAACTGATGAAGATGCCAAACGTTTAGGAGAAAAGATAGGAAAAGGATTACATCCTTCATCTGAGTTCTGGCTTAATTTCTATATTAGAACTTCAAGTAAGGATATATATTTACATTTAGATGATCCTTGGGATGAACTTAGATATTTATTCCTTAAAAGTCATAAAAGAGTAAAAGATGGATTTTCCGATAGAAATCCATATGCTGATTTTGTTTTAATAAATAAAGAGATAGAAGCTACAGAATCTAATAAGATTAATCAAATTAAACGTAAAGCAATGAAAGAGTTTGATAAACTTTCATTGTCAGATATGAGAAAAGTATTGCGTTTATTTGGTCATAAATCTGATAATTTAAGTGCAGATTTAGTTGAAAGTAAGTTATTTGATATTGTAGAAAAAGATCCATCAAAGTTCTTTGAAAAATGGATTGATAATAGTCAAAGAGAAACTGATTATTTGATTCAAGAAGCTGTATCAAAAAATGTTATTAGACGAAACAAATCAGAATATAAATATGGAACTGATGTAATTGGACATAATCTTGAAGATGCTATTTCATACTTAGATTCTCCTCAAAATAGAGATTTAAAAGCTATAATTATAAATGAAGTTAATAGTAAGTAATGACTGTTACTGAAATGCATACAGCCTTTAGGCTACATTTAGATAAATCTACTTCTTTGGTTGGAAGTCCTGACTTCCTTCCAGAGGAGATTGATTTTTGGCTTAATGAAGCACAAGATAGATTTATTAAACAAAGAGTATTTGGAAATAACTATAGACAGGAATCATTTGAACAAGGTCAGAAAAGAATAGATGATATTAGGAATATATTAATTAATTCTACAACTATTGTTTTGACTCAAAGTGGATTAGCAAGTAATGTAAAGGAATGTAATCTTCCAGTTAGTGATGCAACTTCTCCATATATGTTCTATATAAGTTCCTTTTTAAGTGGATCAGGTGCAATTACTATGCAAGTTAAGAATGTAGTTCAATATGAATATATAACTGAGTATCTTAAAGATACTATGAATAATCCATATATACGTAGACCTCTGGTTACATTTTATGGAGATAAAATAGCATTTATACATGGAGATGAATTTATTCCTACTACTTGTAATATAAGATATGTAAAAAGACCTAAGAAATTAGTATTAGGAACTCCTGGAACTTATGAAACTAATACTTGTGAATTAGCATTACATACTCATTCTGAAATAGTTATTATAGCTGTATCGTTAGTAGTAGAAAATACTGAAAGTCTTAGAGTACAAACATTTGAACAACTTAATGCCTCTAAAGTAGAATAATATGACATCTAGAGAAATGCAAATATCATTTGTTACAGAACTAACAAATAATGGTGATTTCATAACACGTAGTAAAGATTCTGGATCTTCACCTATGCCTGGATCGGATATTATATTTTACTGGATAAATAGAGCTATAGATAAATTTATAAAGACTAGATATAGTGGATTGAATATTAAGGGTGAATCATTTGAACAAAGTCAAAAACGTACAAATGATCTTAGAACTATTGTAACAGAATCTACTATTAGTACATCTAGTGCTAGTACTATAAAACCAAATGCTTATCAAGCTACTTTACCTGTTGATTATTTTTTAACAGTTGGAGAAGAAGTAGATATTCAATTTACAAAAAATACTGTATTAACAACTGTTAGAGAAGGAGTTAAACAGACCACATCGGATAGATATAGAGAAGACATAGATAATCCTTTAAGTTCTCACATTTTACATTATTATGAAGCAAGACCTTTAAGGATGTATCAAGGATCAATTGTATTATTAATATCTGATGGAAATTATACTATACCAACTTATTATTTAAGATATATCAAAAATCCAATAACTGTAACTTCTATAGTTGCTTGTGATTTACCATTACAAACCCATTATGAAATTGTAAAATTAGCAGTGGGAATGTATTTGGAAAATACACTTAGTGACAGGTATAGTACTTATTCTAATGAAATTAATACCATGGAATAAGTTAAGAAATACACTCAGGTTCAACGTAGAAACGCCATAGTTTACTATGATAACCAAGAGCGGAGTAGAAGAGCCTGTACATTAATACAATGTACATTCTTTCAATCCACCGAAGTGTATATATGTATTAATAAATAAAATAAAATAAAATGATTAATAGAGTAAATAAAGTTTTAATAGGGAAAGATATTTCCCGAACTGCTGCACTTACTGCTGCTACTCTTTATACTGGTACAAATGGTCCAGCCGATGGAGAAGTTATAGTTCTTGATAAGAACAAGAAACTTCTTAGTTCGGGTGCGACTACAGCTGATACTGATACCATTTATATAGCAGAAGCTATTGGAGATACTTATACTTATGTTACGGAAGGTACAGGTACTAGTGTTACTGGTGTTAGGAGATTGATTCTTTCTGATCTTATTGTTGGAACTGATGTAATTGGTTATAGAGGTAGAGCTTATTCTGCAATTGTAGAACAAGTTGTAACTGTTACACCTAGTCTTACAGTAGTTGCAGGAACAGAGTATGTTATTCGTATCGTGTTTACAGATACTAGAGAACATCCTGGTCAGGTAACTTCTACTTATAGGGTTATAGCAAATACGACTGCTACTGTAGCAGCTTTGATAGATCAGTTTGTTGCTAAGATTAATGCAGATACTCATAGACGAGTAAATGCAACTGATGGAACTACTTATCTGACACTTACTGCACGTGCTTTACCATATGATACAACTGATAGTGTAAATGCACTTGATGCTTATCAGCAAGTTAATTTTAAAGTATTCTTGACTTCTAACAATTTTACTACTGCTACAACTATAGTTTATACTACTGCTCCTTTCCCAGGAAATGGAACATGGCAGAAAGTACGTGATGCTGAACAAGCTCAGTTAGGTTATAGAGGTGTTCATAGTTTAATTGCATTTCCGTATACTGCTCCTACAATGAGAGTAGTTAAGGATGAAACTTATGATTGCATAGTTATCGAACATAATGTACCTTATCAGTCCCCTGATAATCAGTATGTTAAAAAAGCTCCGGTTACTACTGAAATTTATATTCCTAATACAATTAGTTCTAATCAGATGACTGATGTATTAACTGTATTAAATCCTTGGATGGAATCTGCCGGAGGATTTAGTGCTATTTCTTTCTAATTTAAAAATAATTAACTATGAATAAGTTTAATGTTAAGAGAACTGGTGTTGGTCGTTTAACACTTAGTAATGCAGCTACAACTATTAATACTGGTGTATATATTCCTAAAGGAGCTATTATAACTGGTATTACATGGTGTTCAGGTGATGCTGTAACTATTTCAGCTACGACTTTAGCAACTGGTCAATGGAGATGTGGTACTGTTGCATTATGTGCCACTCTTAACTTAAGTGTTATTGGTGCTGCTTCTGTACCTACTACTACTGCATTAAGTGCTGGTAGATTAGTTGGTGACAATAGTCTAAATAACCAAATCAACTTCATTTGTGGTTCTAGTGTTAGCACTGGAGTAACTGGAAGTTATGATGTCTATGTAGATTATCTCTATGTAGCAGAACATGAATAATGATTTAAAGGGTGGATCTAAAACATCCACCTTTTCTTTTTTAATATTAAATCTAGTCTAATAAACTATGGAATTAAGAATATTAGGTGATAATACACCTGGTCTACATAATAGCGATCTCGAAAAGTCGATTGATCGAGTAGACAAATCAAAAATGTATGAAGATTTATCAACAATTATAATTTGTCCAACTAGAGGTATATTTCCAACAAGGGTTGTTCAATCATGGATGAAGTTATTAAAACCAATGAATCAACTTGTAGCTGGTCCTATTTTTGCAGAAACTATGAAGGTTGATGCAGCCTACAATGCGTTAATAAAATATATTTTAGATAATGATTATCTTAAAACTTTTAGATATATACTAACAATAGAAGAAGATAATTTACCACCAGTAGATGGTTTACTTAAGTTATATGAAAATATGGATAAGTATGATGTTATTGGTGGATTATATTGGTCTAAATCAGTAGACGGTTTTCCAATGATATTCGGAGATCCTGATGGTGATCCTTTAGATTCTAAACCAAGAGTTCCTAAACACGGAGAGTTAGTTCCAGCAAATGCATTAGGAATGGGATTTAATTTATTTAAGTTAGATATGTTTAGACATATTGAAGAACCTTGGTTTCAAACAGAAGAAGGTAGAGATGAAAATGGTGCAGTTAAACAAATGACTCAAGATTTTTATTTTTATAGGAAAGCTGCTAAATTAGGATTTAGGTTTGCATGTGATTGTAGAGTTCTTGTGGCTCATTTGGATGTCAAAAATGATATATTATACTAGGACAATGGAACAAATTTTTAAGGAATATCAAGAGAAATATGGTAAGATTTGTATAGATCTTGCTTGTGGGAATAGTAAAAAAGATGGATATTTAGGAGTAGATAAAGTAGAAACAAGTAGTACAGATTATATATTTGATTTACAAACATATCCTTGGCCAATAGAAGATAATAGTATTGATGAAATTCATTGTTCTCATTATGTAGAACATATACCTCACGATATTAAAAATCCTAATGATGATAGAGATGGATTTATTCAATTTTTTGATGAAGTATATAGAATACTCAAAGTAGGTGGTAAGGCTACAATTATAACTCCATATTATACATCAATAAGAGCAATCCAAGATCCTACTCATTGTCGTTCGATTAGTGAAGCTACCTATTCTTACATCAATAAAGAATGGAGAGAAAAAGTTAATATGTCTCATTATGGAATGAAGTGTGATTTTGATATTAGATATTCATTTTATGTAACTAATGAATTAATATTAAAATCAGAAGAAATTAGAAATCACGCATTCAAATATGATTGGAATACAGTTGATGATATTATAGCTGAAATTATAAAAAGATAATAAAATACAAAATGAGTGGTAAAATTATTTATGGTGGTAGTACTCCTATAATAAATAAAGATATAATAATATAAAAATATAGAATATGGCATTAACATTAGATTTATCTACTATAGAACAAAATGATGGCAAATTAATAACTTTTACAGATACATCAACTGGTTGGGGAACTGGTGGAGATCCAAGTTATACTATTATAGAAGCATATACTACTCAAACATATGCTTTAACATTAGATATAACTATAAATACTCCTACTGGAATAACTGTATATGATACTATAGATTTATACGGAAAAGGATTAGCTACTCCTTTTACTGTTCAATCTGATTTAGTATTTGCATTAGATGCTAGTATGATATTTGATAGTGCAGTAGCTCTAGGAACATCTGCTACTCTATTACCAGATGGTATATGGGATATAGTTTACAAAGTACAACATTATACAGGTTCTGCTTGGACTACTATTACTAGCAAAATTGAATCATTATTAGTATATGGGCAGGTAAAGAAAGATGTATATGATAAATTAAGATTAGTTCCCAGGTGGACAGAATCGGATGTCAATAAATATAGAGATATTCAAGAGGCTGGTTACTATTATACTTATTTACAATCTATAGAAAAAAGTGCATTTATAGCACGAAAAGAAGAGTTGTTACAAATGTTAGAAACACTACAAAGACTACTCATTAATGGAAGTAATTACCCTTGGTAATCCTTTTTTGGAGGATTATGGAACACTAACACCAATAGTTGTTCCTTCATATGAAGCTGAAGAAGCTGTTATTGAGTTAACTACTGGATACAATCCATATATTATAAATGGATCTGGTGGTGATTCATATTGGACTAAATCAACAGTTACTACTTTAAATCCTATCTTAACTACTGATAAAGTAGTTATCGGTGGGGTTTCTTTTTTAGGTACTGAAGTATTTAGAGTAGTAGGAGGAGCAAATATTACTAGATTAACATTTGGATCTGAGTCTACTTATATAACTAGTGTAAAAGATGAAGATACATTAGTATCTAATGATGCGCATGCTATACCTACACAACAATCAGTTAAAGCATATGTAGATAATGCAATAACTACTGGATTACAACCTGGAGATAATATATCTCTTTTAACAAATGATGTACCATACTTAATAACTGAAACTGATCCTATTTTTGTAGCATCTCCTGTTTATACTGTAACTAGTACTCAAATAACTCATTGGGATACTGCTTATGGTTGGGGAAATCATGCTTCTGCCGGATATTTAAGTATAGAAAATGATCCTATATTTACAGCTTCTGAAGCTTATTTAATTACTACTACAGATACTACTAATTGGGATACAGCATATACTAATAATCACACCCATACTAATAAAACATTATTAGATTCATTAATTTCTTCTGGAGCAGGAACTTCTGCATTAATGAATGATGGTACGTATAAATCTATTGCTATTATAGCAGGATCAGATACATACGTACAATTTAATGATGGGGGAATATTTGGAGGAGATTCAACATTTACATTTAATAAGACTACAAATAGATTAAGTGTTGAAAATATAACAGTTACAACTAATTTAGATTTTAATGTTACACCATCTACAACTTATATATATGAAGATGGTAGTTCTAATTTAACATTTGTAGATTCTGTTTCTGGATCTGCTACATTAGCGGATCTATTAGGAGCTGGAACATCTTTTACGTTTACGTCCCCAACAGGATGGATTGAAACTTCTTCTACAGTTGGTGGTATACCAGCAGGAACCCCGGTAGCTTCTTTAAATGGACAAACATTAGTTGCTATATTACGAATGATGTTATTTTCAACTCCATCTAATCCTATATTTGTCATTCCTACTGAAACTATAGTATTAACAGAAGGAACTCCTGTTAATTTTAATGGATTATATGTAGAAAGAGGATCTACTTCAATAATGACTATAGTTGGAACATTTGTTAGTACGAATGGTCCTGGTGGAAAAGCATATGCATTATTTGATGGTGCTGCTACATATGAATTAAATGATACTGCATTTACTAATCCTAGTAGTGTTACCTTTACTTCCGGAACTTATAAATTTGAAGTAAATCAAGTATTTAAATCTAATGGGTTGGGAGAGGCAGATCCTGAGTTTGTTGTTTTATCAAATGGAGCAACTGTATATGCAAATGATTATACTGGATATGCTCCAGGAACTGCCACTAATACAAAAACATATACTGCTGTTGATCCTATATATTACGGAGCATTTACAGCAGGTACATCAGATTACAATACAGTACCTACTTGGGTTGAAATTACAACTGGTTGTACTAAACTTATATCAGTAGAACCTACAACTCTTACAGTAAATATTACTACTTATTCTGGAACTGTAAATACTCATGAATATATTTGTGTTGCTTATCCTGATTCATATGGATTATTATCACATATATATTATGTAGAAGGAGGTAATAATGATGTCATTAGTTCTTTCTTAAATACTACAGAAACTTATACTAGAACTGATTCTACTACAGTTACTTATAGAGTATATTATGCATTAAATAGTTATTCTGGAGAAACTACTCCTAGAACATTACATTATACAATTACATTTTAGTTATGACTAGAATACCATTTCCTTTAGGATTTAAAATAGTTGAAACATCAGGAACTACAAATACTGGAATTGCAATAGACGATAGACAAGTATTTGCTTCTAGTAGTGATAGAACAGCTTATGATAGTAATTTTTTCTATGAAGGATTATTATCTTATACTATAGGATTACCTTATCATGTTTCTGGAGTTACTAGTGATGCAGGATTTTATTATAGAAATAGTGCTAATACATGGACTGGTTTTAATTCTGATACTATAGATGATAAACATGCAAATGGTACTATGGATAGTACTAGTGTTGCTGAATCTGATCCTACTACTGGAACAAATATAGTAAATCATATTAATTACTTATATACATTAAATTCTGCGTTGAGTACTGGACGTACTTGGAAAGAACCAGTATTAAATGTTACAACCACTATTCCAGGATCTCCAACTGCTGGAGATAGATATGCTATTAATGGTGTTGGAACTGGAGATTGGACTGGACATGATGGAGATATTGCTATTTTTACTACTATATGGACATTTGAAGATCCATCAGTTGGTTGGGCAGTATTAAATCTTACAGATGGTAAGATTTATAGTTATGTAGCCTCAACTCCTTATTGGATTCAAACTAGTTCAGATTTACCGATTTTATCTGGATCTGTAGATGGTATTGTGAGTCATACATGGTATACAGATTTGTATGATGTAGTTACAAACACATCTAATTATTTAAATAAAAGTGTATTTGGTTATGTAGTTGTAGAAAATGATGGAAGTCCTACAACTGGATCTCCAGTTACAGCTACCATACAACAAGATTCTTTTACTATAAATACAGTTGGTGGATTAACATCTACTATTTCTGGAAAGATAATTACAATAGATGGATCAGGATTAGGAACTCCGAGTAATGCTAGTTTTTGGACATCAAAGTCTGAATCTGGATTATCTAATGAAGTTAATATTGGAGCATTAACTACTGGATTAGTTAAAATAACTGTATCAGGTGGAATTGCTACTCCTACTACTGCTATAGCAGGGACTGATTATCAATCACCTATTACTGTAATTAATGGATTAAATTCTCCATATCCAGGTACTATAATTAGATTAGGTGGAAACTTAACTGAAAATACAAGTATAACTCTTGGGTCATATAATGCTGTATTTGTAGTTAATAGTACTGGTATATTTTCAGTTGGAAGTTTACATACAGGAGGAATAGTAGTTACTACCACTGGTGGATTTACAACTGAAACAATTGGTAGTTCTGGTGGAGGGTATTTTGCATTTAGTAGTACAGGAGTTAGTTTTATTAGTAGTATTGCATTAGGTGGAATAAAATATTCTGGAGATTATTCATCTGGATTTACAGATAGATCTTTAGTTGATAAAGCATATGTTGACAATAGAGTGGGAGGAAGTGATGGTTATGTTCAATATAATAATACAGGAATATTAGATGGAGATAGTACATTTTTCTTTAATAATTCTAGTAAGATATTGTATGTAGATTATTTAACTATGCAATATAGTTTAACTTTAGGAACTTCTGTAATTTATACTAACACTGGAAATTTAACATTTTATGATACAGTAATAGGAACTGTAACATTATCAGATTTACTTAATAGTGGAGGAGTTACACCAGTTGATGACATACTAGACTGGTCCACAGATAAATATATTCCATATACATCACAGACTGCTGGATGTTTTGATAATAGTTCTACTAATCCAATTCATACTAATAGACTTAACTATGATGGAAACTTTTATGCTCATGAAATACATGGATTTGCATCCACTACATTTGGAGTATTTGGGTTTGCGTCATCTTCTGGTGCTGGCGTAAGTGGAGCATCAATTACAGGTGCAGGTATATCTGGTAGTAGTGGAAGTGGATATTTAGGAGAGTTTGTTCATTCTGTAAATACAACAAGATCAAATCCATATATATATATAAGTAAGGAAACCACAGGAACTGTAGATGATACTAGTAATATTATATATATAAATGATAATCCTGCAACTTCTGGAACTATATCTGGATCAGTTTTAAAAGTAACAGTTGTATCAACTGTAAGAATAGATATGAATCCTCGTGTTGCAGCAACTGGAGAAAGTGCTTACATTTTAGATACTCATAATGCTCTCACAACTTCTAATATACTAAGTTTAAGAAATCAAGGAGTGGCTAAAAACTATATAACAAGTTCTGGTAAAAATCTTTATACTGCTGGAACATCTAGTACATTTGTTATAACTCCTGGAATAATAAAAGATTTCTATACTGATGCTTCTACAAGTGGAACTGGAGAAACTGATTTATATAGTTATACAGTTCCAGCAAATATATTAGCAACTAATGGAGATAAACTGTTAGGTTATTATATAATTAATTCTTCAGCAAATAATTCTATAGAAGTATATTTTGCAACTTCATCTATAGGTTTATTAGATATAGGTACAAATACGTATAAAGTAAATTTTGAAATAATAAGAGTTAGTTCTACTGTTGCTAGATGCAGTGTTTCTATGGGAAATTATCAAAATGTATTTTATACAGAACTTACATCTAAAGATTGGACAACCACTAATATTTTAAAAGTTACAGGAACAGCATTAACTGGAACTGTAACAGCAAGATTCGGATCAATTGAATACAAACCAGCAGCAATAAATTAATTATATGGCAGCAACACTAACAGAGATTAATGATTTTAAAGTCACTGTGATGGCTAAACAGGTAGAGATATGTAATATATTAACTAATATATTAAGTATTGGTGGAAGATTTGATAATGAAGTTTATCTTATTAAATTACAAGGTATCAATGAATATTGTAATATTATCATAGATTATCTTAGTGAATCAGATTATGAAAATGACAATTTCTTTACTTTAGTTGAATTTCAAGATATTATAGAACACTTTAATGATTTATGTAATACAGATTATTGGTTTCCGATTTCTGTTGTAGAAGTTATTCCAACAGTTTTCTATAATACTGTACAATCTGGAAACTTTACTAGAAATAATTGTGGTGGAGGATACTATGGAAGTTTAGTAACATATACTGTTCCAGCTGGTACATATATGTCTAGTGTTTCTCAAGCAGATGCTGATAGTCAAGCTTTAACTGAAATTACAGCAAATGGACAAACTTATGCTAATACTTATGGGACATGTACAATAATTCCTACTGCTTTGTTTGAATCTGATTTTGCAACACCATGGGTTGGAGGTCTTCCAGTTAGTTGGTCAAGACATGTTGGATTTCCAGATATTGGAACTATTACTGAAGATCCAACTGATCATGTTAAAATGTCTTATACTGGGAATGTGTATACTAATAATCATATAGTATATGCTGGAGCTATTTCTAATACTCCTAGAAATGTAAGAATAGAAGTTAAGATAGATTCAATGTCTGCTGATACTGATATGCTAATAGGATTTATACAAAGTATGACATTACCATATGGTGGAGGTTACAGAACTATACAACCATTTCCAACAATAGCAGGAACTTATTCTCAAGTTATATGGACTAATGGATATACTGATATAGCAATAATAACTAGAAAGACGATTTCTGGACCAAGGACTATAGAAGCTGTAATAGAATATGTGAAAATTTATCCTGTTTAAATGCAAACGTAACATATATTATAATTTAACGTACGATAGATTATATAATATAAATTATTTATGAAACAATTTAATGATTATTTAAAAGTAATATTGAAACATGAAGGTGGTTATGTAAATAATTCTTCTGATCCAGGTGGAGAAACTAATTATGGTATTAGTAAGAGGTCTTATCCTGGTTTAGATATTAAAAATATAACTACAGAAGATGCTTCTAATATATATTATAATGATTATTGGGTTAAATTAAATATAGATAAAATATCAAATGAAGACTTAAAACTTCATATATTTGATATGTCTGTAAATGCAGGAATTAAAGTTGCTGTTAAACTTTTACAATCTATAGTAAAAACTACTCAAGATGGAATAGTTGGTTCTATTACATTATCTAAAGTTAATAATGAAGATTTAGTAGATAAATATAAAGAGTCTAGAATTAATTACTACAATAATTTGGTAGACAAGAATCCTAAATTAAGTATATTTCTTAAAGGGTGGATATCTAGAGTAAATACAACAAAATTTAATAATGAATAATAGATCTGAAAGTTTAATTAAATCTTGGAAAAATAGACCAAATTATATTGGAGATATTAAACATCCTAAATTATATAATATTTGGAGATCTTTCATGTTTACTAAGAAAGGTCAAGAAATAGGTTGTTCAGAGGAATGGAAAGATTATAGAACTTTTTATAACGATATTAAAGATTTATATTCTGAAGGACTTAGACTAATCAGAAAAGATAAAAATTTAAATTTTAATAAAGATAATTGTGTATTTGTATCAGATATAGAAAGTGCTAATTTAAAAGGTAATAATATATTATTAACTTATAAAGAAGAAACTAAAACACTTTTAGAATGGTCTATAGATTTAAATATTAGTCTCAAAGGTCTTAGAATAAGATATCATAGATATAAAGATATTTTACCAATAGATCAGATATTATTTGGTAGAATTAAGACAAAGAAAAGAAATATAACAGATTATAAATTATTAGAATATCAACAACAAAAGAATAAGATCTCTAAAATGTTATCCTCTTATAAAGTTAAAGATAACAATAAAAGATTAGAATTTGATTTAGATTATGATTTTATGATCAATAATATAGTTAGTAAAAATTGTATATATTGTAATAATAATTTGAATATTGGTTGTGATAGAATAGATAATAATATTGGACATATAAAGACAAATGTAGTTCCGTGTTGTTATATTTGTAATATTGTTAGAAGTAATAATTTTACAATTGAAGAAATGAAATTACTTGGTAAAGTTATAGAAGAAATAAGAATAAATAAAAGCAATCCTATATTGAAAGAAACATTTGATAAAGGAGAAGAAATAATAATTGAAATAGTATAAAATGGAAGAGGTAAATGATTTATTATATCAATTAAGATCTATTAGATTTAATGAAGATGAAATTACGGAATTTTTAACATTGATTTATAATAGTTTAATTGTATATAATCAGGATGTAGAATCTCAAATTGCTCAATTTGGAAATTATAAATATATAGATGCTTTTTCATTATTACAGGATATTTTATTAGATGAAAATATTGTAAGAAATTGGATGATGCAGGGTGGTGTAGACTATAATGCAAAATTATATTTACAAGCTTCATTAAATAATAGTGATGCTATAATTTCTTCACGTATAAATTCACTTGTTGTTAATTTAAAA